CTCTTTCTTATATTTCGACTTGGCTTTGTCACGAACATATTTAACTAAATCTCTTTTTAAAGTCATAAACCTACTTGTATAATAGAATTTTAACAAAAATTTGAGCGTATGTCAAGAACTATTTTTTCAAGGAGTTATTAGAATGTGGTGGCGCTTGTCTCAAATGAATATAACGCGTAACGAAGGGCGTCAGCCATGTGAGATGCATAGTTATGTTTAGGTTTTTCCTTTAACAAATTAGGGTTTGGGTCCCACTGATATTGGTCTAGTGACGATAAACTTTCCTTACAAGCTTGATGCACTATTAATTTGTCATTATCTACTATTCCTGCAACGTGTCCTATACCGTCTAGTACTGATTTTTTCGCATTTATAGTAGTGATGTCATAATTTTGTGCAAAATCAAAACGAGTTTGCTGTGCTGCAGAGTCAATGTAGATATAATCGATATCCCATTTGTCAATTAATTTACGAATCTCCATAGCATGCTGTTCTGTTGTTCTTTCAGCGTCTAAATATTCGTCAAGTAAGTAGTATTTCTCTGCATCCCAATCATATGCAAGTACACAGAAAGCTGTAGGGTCTTTGTAACCTACGTCCATTCCTGCGAATACATCCATACGACCTGTTTCTACTTCTGTCAAATCAGCTACACATTCTTCATGGTTAAATGCCCATACTTGTCCTTCAAATACATTGAAGTCCGCCATATATTCCTGATTGAACTCAGCTTCAGACATAGTCTTTCTTGCTTCGTCAATATCTTGTTCAGATATACGAGGGTTTTCGTGATAAGTTGCTTTAATTGAACACCACTCTGGAAACTGGTCTGAGAATCCTCTCTGCCAGAACTCAGCAAACCAATTATTTCTACCCCTTGGAGTAGATATAAAAAGTGCTTTTGAGTTTTCCTTATCTAGTGTAGGACGAAGTGCTACGTTGAAGGCATCTTTTCCATCTACTAGTGCGGCCTCATCAAAGATAATCAAATCATAACTTCTACCAACCACTGAGTCTACCTGATTTACAGAACCCATTCTGATAGTTGAGTTATTAGATAATTCAATCACTTTATCTTTTGCATTATCTCTTACGACTTCTAAGTCAAAATGTTTTATCAGTTGTCTTTGCAAGTCAAAAGAGATTTGTGAAAGTGAGTAGTTAGGTGACATCAATAATACATTAGCTCCTGGAACTAAAGTAACTAATTGACCTATAATATTTGCGATATATGTTTTGCCTTGCCTACGAGAAACTGCGGCAGTAATAAAACGATATTTGGGATTGTTAATTGCATTTATGATTGCGTGTTGTGATGTGTTGGGAGTAACTCCGAGTAAATCCATGTAGCCATCTATCGGTAGTTTGATAAATCGTCTATCATCGAACTTCATTAGTGTGTCCGATATTATATCTGTTCTGCTAATTTGTATCAATGGATAGTCTCGTCTTCAAATAAATATTCAGTATCCTCTTCATCAAGGACTCCGTGTTGTTTTGCTTTTTCGTATAAGTAGCAATATGCGGCAGCTAGATGTTTAAATTTTTCTTCTGCTGGGGATAATTCTCTTTTAGTTTCTGTATGTAACATTTGTGATAGAAACTTTCCTGCATGAAGTTGTCCTTCATCTAGCCATAATAATCTGCCGTCTAATTTTTTCATCTTTTCCTTCTTCTTATACCTTTAACATGCTTTTGAGACTTTGGTGGTCTTTTCTTTGAACCACCTTTACCTGCCCAAAAGACTTTATTTGCCCAGTAAGCTGCTGAAGATTTACCTTTGCGGATGTTTCTGCCATGTCTGGCTTTGAAACTCTTCCTTGCTGCTGCGCTATAATTATGACCCATGCCTTGTGCACCGAATCTAATTATCTTTATTCTACCACCAACTCGAACAGCAACAACGGCTTTCTTAGTTTTGTGGTTGGGAGTTCTTTTTGGTTTATTTAACCCTGTAAGTCCTACCCTTTTTAATCTAGCTTTTTCAGCCTTTGTAAGTGCCATATCTTTCTCTTAAGTTTCCTGATATGCAGAATCTAAAATCATTTCCGAAATATGGTTGTGTACTATGCCATATATTACTACGAAAAATATATAAATCTCCTGCCTTTGGATACTCCGTTATACAAGCTGACGGTTGATTTTCTAAATGGAAGATAAGTCCTCCAGTTTCAACAATATCTTGTGGATAGTAACAAAATGTCCAATCTGGTACTCTTTTGTTATTACCGATGCCGCCTAGTATATGATTATGTATTCCTGTGTATTCGCCTTTAGCTTGATAAGTTGACCATAAGTTATCTAATATAACATCGTCCTTACCAAATAATTTAAATACCCTATAAATTTCTTCTTTGAAAAAGTTCCACTCAGATTTTTCTTGTAAGAAAGTATCTGAGTGCCAAGGATTGACTTTTGATACTTTAAATCCTGTCTTTTTATAAACATTGATTAACTTTAGTACTTTTTCTAAGTCAATTTTAGGTTTAAATTTATGAACTTGGTAAGCTCCAAGTACTAAAAAGGTATTACCTTCTTCTTGGTAAAATTCTTCCTGCGCCTCTCTTTCCAAATTTAGCTCCTCTTGGGTTAAGTGTTTTACCGAATCTAGGGCCGATTGCTTTAGCACCTGCTGAGTATCTAAATGCTCCTACGCTATGAGGATTCTTAGTATTTACTAATGCTCCTGCAGCTGCGTTCATGTCCCTAGTAACTCCTCTATTGAGTCTGTGTTTACGAATCTTCTGAGTGTTGTGAACACCAGTTGGTCCGCTTAAAAATGAACCTGTTCTTGCCATTTTATTCTCCGTTGAGCAATATTTCTATCTGCTCATCTCGAAAGGTACAACTTTTCATTCTGCTGTATTCTTTCAGTTTTTTCAATCTTTGTAAGTGTTTTCTTTTGTGTAAGATTAGTGAAGCTGTCTGTATTTCAACCCCTCGTAGACCCTCGACTGTTTGCAGTTTTCTATCTACTTGTTGAGCCTTCATTAACGTCTCCTTCTTCTTCTTGTTGTTTTTCTTTTACGTTTAACAAAAGTAGCTACGTTTCTAGGCTTGCCTCCTGGGTTACCTGCTGCTCTTTTTCTTCGAACTGCAGACCTCTTTTGTGCTTTAGTCATTCTTGCAGCTTTACTTGCAGGTACACATTTTGGATAACCACCTTTACTTCTAGCAGACTTTCTGCCACAAGGTGGATGTCCTCCGCCTTTCTTTTTTCGAGAGATGTCTACCCATCCTTCTCGAAACCACTTTGTTAATCCACCTCTTGGTTTAGCCATTATCTACAAGGTCTGTTTCTTTTACGAATACCAGCTTGAAGTGCTTTTGGTAACTTCTTTTGTTTCGGTGTGAGACAAGGTTTCATACCTTTTCTCTTTTTCATTCCACCTCTTTTCTTTTTTGGTCTACCGACCTTTGAACCATAAGTTCCTTTACCTCTTGGCATTATCTTCTTCTCCTCTTACGACCAGTACCCATTCGATACCGACCACCCCTGGCTTTGTAAGTTCTTACGAGCCAACCATTAGCGTATGCTGATGGATATACTTTAAACCTTCGCTTTGCCTCAGCTTTTACTCTAGCATATAACGATGGGTTTGTTGGGACAGGTCTTTTCTTTGCGACCTTCCTTCTTGATTTTTTTCTACGAGCTGCCATAATTAAATTGTAGAGTCCCCCACTCATTACTGAAGAAGAGAACTCTACTTAGGGTATAACCTACTTGTCCTTGGCTTTCCACACGTTAAGTGCGCACCAGTCCATAACCGTATAAACCTTTTTCATCCAACCGTCATCTACAGGGGTTGGAGTGATAGCTGCTATGAAAGAGCAGATTGTTACGATTACAGGAACAACTGATATTAATTTTCCTATTAATAAGAAAAAATCTATCATATTTCTCTCCTCAGTCTTTCCGCTCTTGCGAGCAGACTGCTTTAACCACTATTATTCGCCACCGTCCATGTCGGAAGCGTCGCCGTTGTGGTCACTTTTCGGCTTGAATTGATTCGTTACTTTTTTACCGCTTTTTATTTCGGCCGCGACAAACTTATCTTTGATGTCTACTTTGCCATCCCAGTTCAAGTCTTTACCGCTAATAATATTCCAAATCTTTTTTAACATTGTTTTCTCCTGAAGGGTGGGTTAGAGACCCCTCGATATTTTTCCGTGTCATGAAATTATCTTCATGCTCTTTTGCTTAGTATAAGGTCATCTAACCCAAAATTGTTAACTGTTCCATCCATGAGTAAAATCTATTGGATTGTGTGCTTTTATATCTTGTATTTTCAGTAATGGTCTAGTATTTATATTATTTATATAAAATGCCCAACCTAATGCAAGTCCTTCTCCTGAAGATACTCCTTTATATGGAGTTTTATATTTCATACTTGCTTTTCTAAATAAAGGTTCTATTTCTACAAGATTGTCATAAACTGCTCTTGCTTTTTCTTTACTTAGTGAAAATACTGTACAGTGTTCTAATGTAGGTGCAAAGTGTCTTGCATCTTCTCCCATATAGTCCACTATTTCATTCCAGTAATTTAAATCAAAACGTAAGTCTCTATTAGTTACTTGTGGAACATGGCAGGCTTTCATACCTGGTGACCATATTCCTAAAAAGTAGGCGCTGTTTTCATAAACTGGCTTATTATATAAAGCTCGTATCATGCTAACATCGTCAATCCAATCTTCTACGATATGTATTCTGTATCCTATTCTTTTAGCATCCATCTGTAGCACAGGTCTTCCTGTTGCCATTACAGTATCTAACGCCCATAGAAGTTTGTCAAAATAATTAAACCTTGGTTTTGAATATTTGACTACTCGATGACTTTTGTCTTGAAGTATCTTCTTTACTCGTTCAGGTTTATCTGTTAGTATCCAAAACTTCCAATCGGGGAAGGCACCAATGTGTTGCTCTAAGAAATCTACGTAAGCATCTCCAATGCAACACATTGAAATGTCCTTTAAGTTATTATTCTCAGGCATCTTTTTCCTTTTGTATAAATTTCTATATAAACTGTCAATAGACCATGCAGGTTGAGGTCCAAAAACATTTGGTAGACAAGTATTCTCTAGGTCAAGTTCGCCAGAATAATAAACTATTTCCGTTTCTTCTTGCTCCCCTTTTTCTTCTTCTTCTTGCCCTTTCCATAATGTCCTGGCATGACTATCACCTCCTTTTATGTCCATTTGGGTGGCTCCAACGGACACTCCGCCCATCTAAGTTTAGTTTTGAGGGGCATAAAACAGTGACAAACTTTACAAGTCTTCCAAAACTTACTGTAGTTTGGACACTTCTTGCAAATTGCTAATCTCTCATCTGGTGTTTTCTTCTTTGTCATATTTTATAATTCCTTGAAATGAAGGGAAAATTAACCAAATACTGAGATGAGCTGGTTTTAATCTTTTTATAGTTGCAAACCACCACTCTTCAGGTTTGCAATTTATATGATAGTTTGTGCCATCCTCAAAATGTTTCTTTGCAGGATTACACGATATAGTAAAGAATACACTTTGTTTTGCATAACTGAATATTTCCATCAGTGTTGCATCACAGTCGTCTGGATGTATATGTTCCATAACGTCAGTGCAAATTACACTATCATATTGCCCAGTAGGTTTTCTATGTAAACCTTTTACTGCTGGGTCATACAGAGTTGGCATTGGTATATTAGCTTCCTCATGTATTTTGTGTTCGGTATACTGAAACCCTTTTCCGCAACCATAGTCTAAAACAGACTTTGGTTTGAACACACTACAAAATGCTTTGAATGAACCTGGGTGTCTTCTTATTGAAGTACCCGTCATCATCGCTTTTGTCGGATGTCCGTGAGCCCTTCTATAGCCTTCTAACAGCTCTTCAGGGTTCATTTTCTTGGTCGGTTAGGGTTGTGTTTCTTTCTTTGAAGATTCTTCTTTCTAGCAAGTAATTTTTTCAATCTACCAGTTAGTTTAGTTTCTCCATTCTCTGCCTCGGCATTCTGTACTGCTTCTTCGAGGGCTTTCTTTACTTCGTTAGCCATTTATGTGCTTCCTCTTTTGATACAAAAATTTCGTGATGTCCATGACCGACTAAGTGCCATAAACCTCTTTTTTCATATAACTCATAACCTTTAGGCAAATCTGACTTTGCTTTTGGTGATTTAGAGATATCTTTTTTATTATAATCCATTTCCATGATTTTCTCCTAATGTATAGTAATCATACCGACTACGACACCTACTAGAGTGACTATAAGAAATCCTGCTGACCCAATTAGTATAGTTTCTACTCTAGACACTTGTTCTTCGATTCCATTAAATCTATCACTAGCGCCTTTCTCCATTGTTTCTATCTTATTGAAGATGGTCTTCCACCGTTCTGCACAGATAGCTTCGTGCTTCTCAAGATTGGCAGCTACCTGCTCGATTTCCATTATATACTCCCTTTTATCCTTGTGGACTTTTCCACATCTATAGTCAAAATTATATCAAAATATCAACGAGTTGTCAAGTATTATTTTCGTATGGTATAGATTTTTACAGGTTCAGACTTACCTTTGACAGTCACCTCGTCAAGGAACTCATACTCATAACCATCTACTAAACTGTACTCAGATATTATTAAATCCGCGTCATACTCTTTGCAACTTGATTCTAGCCTAGCAGCGAGATTAACGCTATCCCCAAGGACACTGTAATCAAAGCGGCTACTAGAGCCAAAGTTTCCAACCACGCACGTCCCCGAGTTGATTCCTGCTCCTGTATTAATCGTATCCAAGCCTTCTTCACTGAGTCTTTCATTTAATTCCTCCAATGCTATTCTCATTTCAATAGCTGCTGCTGTTGCATTTTGTTTATGGTTTTCGTCAGGAAGAGGTGCACCCCAAAATGCCATGATGCAATCTCCCATGTATTTATCTATTGTGCCCCCATGCTTGAGAATAATCTCAGTCTGATTGTCAAGAAAACGATTAATCAGAGTAGTAAGTCCTTGTGGGTCTTTCTGGTATTTTTCAGAGATGGGAGTAAATCCTCGTATATCCGAAAAAAGAAAAGTTAGTTGTTCCGTGAACCCACCCAATCTCAGTAATGATGGGTCTTCCTGTAATTTTTT